CTCGCCAGCTCCTCGATGACGGTGGCAACAGTCGCAGAGCTTTGCGCTTCGATCTCGAAAGTGAAATTCGGGATGCGATTGCCGAAATCGGCGAGCTCCAGACGCTCCATCACAACATAGGCCAGGTCGCGATAGGCCGGTGTGTTGGCTGCACCCTCGGCCGCCTGGATCGTCGGATCGGGATTTTGCGTATCGGTGCCGGTGTAGATGCGCAGTGCTTGCGCCTGTTTTTGTACGCCATTTTCATCACGGAAGAGTTTTCCGTCCGCCCAGATGCGCCGGACATTCGCGATCGGTCCCCGGCACAGCCCAATCGCGACATCGACATGATAGCTATAGGTCGTCGATTCCGTCTTGGTGCCACCGCCCTTTCCGCCCTGTTTTTTGGTTGTCTTTGTCTCGATCAATCCGGTCGACCAGATGATATTGCCGCTCACCCTGTTTTCGGCGCCCCAGATGCGCGGTATCGGCTGGCCATAGGAGGAAGTCTGAACGGTAAGATCGCCCAGCCGCGGCCCTTCCGACTTGACGGTGGGCGCAAACAGCGCCTGGTCGATCTGCGATCCAATGAAGCCGCCGATCGACGCGCCGAGCGGTCCTCCAACCGCAAAGCCTACCGCTGTGAGTACGATCGACGCCATCAGGCAACTCCCGGCAGGACATAGGCCGCGATCAGTCGGTCCGCCCATTCCTGGTCGATGCAATGCTCGACCACACGGCGCGCGGGCGCATAGGCGTGCAGCATGCCGATATCGGTTGCGAAGGCGAGATGTTGTGGCTGGCCATCAACCTCTATCAGATACACGTCACCCGGCTGCGCATCCTCCAGGTTAATCCGGCGCATCTGGCTTTCGCAGATATGCTCCAACTCACGGCTATCGGGCCTTCGGCCATATCCGTTCGTATCGAACGCGGAGAGCTCCAGTTCTGCGGCCACACCGACCACCACACCTGCGCAATCAACGCCTATATCCTTCAGCCGCCCCTGATGATGGAACGGCGTGCCAAGCCAGGTGCGCGCCTGGCACACGACATCCTCGCGAACCACGGTCATGCCTTGGGATCCGGATAAGCCGTCACCGCATCCTGGCCAGGCAAATCGGGCTCTGCGCGGAGATTGACGATGTTGTTGAATTTTGCGGAGCAGGTTTCGCGGCGCTTGTCGCACCCGGCATGGATGGTGAACTGATCGCCGATCTCGATATCAGGACCCATCGGTTCCCAAAGCTCGACCCGGCCGTCGCTGGTAAAGGCGCGGACCTCTGTCTTGAGACCGGCGCTGGCACCCGTAGTCCACCACAGCTCGCCATAATCGAACCAGCCATCGTCCTGAACGAGCGCATCGGCATAGAAAATACGATTGTCAGACGTTGCGCCCAGCGATCCGTCATTGAGCGCCGTTACGGTCGCATTGACGGCAAATACCGCGCGATTCACACCGCATTTTGGCGAAAACAGATGCACCCTGCATTCGGCCGAATAGCTGTCGATCACCGGTTGCTGGATACGCTGGCCAAGCCCGCGCAGCTCGACCGTGAAAGCTTGACCTGCCTGGGTGATTGTGCCGGTCCAGCCACGCCGGACAATCGTCTTGGGGATAGTCAGGTCACCCCAATCGACAACGAACATTTCGACTTCGGCATGGTCATAGACGCCAGCGAGCAGCGCATCGGCCGAAATCCCATCGGCATCCATCGCGCCCAGCACCTCGACATCGGCAACCGACATCTCGACATCGGCTGAAAGCTGGGAAGTGGTAAAGCCGTTCGCAGACTCATAGTTCACGCCACCGATCTGCAGCGGCGCGTCAAAGGAAGTATAGCCCTCAACCACGCCGTCCGCACGCGTGATCTTCCAGCAGGTAGCCAGCCGGGTGCAGGGCGGATAGACCTTCCAACTCTGCCGGTCGAACAGCCAGCCGTCGCGCATCACTTGCTCGCGCGACCAGACGAAGACTTCAGCCGGCGTTTCCTGAAAGGCGCGCCAGATCGCCTTGTCGGTCTCTCTCCATATCCAGGTCGTGGACTGCAGTAGGTTGAAGCCAGCGAAATAGTGGATATCGGCCTTCGCATAACCGAGCACGCTGGTGGCCAGCAGCCAGGTTTTCGGCAGGTCGCTTGCACGCTGCTCGATGACCCAGTCATAATCCTCAATCTGGAGCACATCGAACGCTGGCGCCTGCCAGTCGGCCTGCGGGAAATTCAGCGTCCGCAACATGGGCGCGTCGGTCCGCAGAACCTGTGGCGTAAAGATCAGCAGATAGCTGGTGGCATCAGAATAGGTTTCAAGCACCTCGTCGCGCAAATAGCCCGTCGCCACACCAAGCTGGTCGCGACACCATTGAAGATACGGCAGGTGCGCCGGGTCCGGCTGGCCGAAAATCGTTTCGAGGTGCGGCTCGACCGCGAACAGCCCGGTCTCGCTGTTGTAAAGCGTCAGCGTGTCGGCATCGTAAATATAGGGCGCATTATTGCCAAAACTGCCATCCCACCACCATGGCTCGCCAATCTGGAAATGCCGTTCTGCCCCCACCGGAAGCAGCGCCAGCGCCGCCAGAAACACGTCCCGCAAATAGTCCAGCCCATCCTGGCTGGTCGGCCGGATCAGGCCTGAGGGCGGTTCCCAGCCAGTGCGTGCAAGATTTCCCGCATGGTCCCGCTGGTTCCAGGCGGCCGGCATGTACATGCCCAGGATCTCGAAGCTCACCGATATGATGATCTTGAAGCCATCGGCATGAAGCCGGGTGAAAAAGTCGGTGAGCCATTGCTCGGTCGGCGCGTTGAACTTCGGCTTTGCCGGATCGACGGCATATCGACCTTCGCCTGCATCCCACGACAGTGAGTGGAACTTGCTGATACCCATATAGAGCACATTCCAGTCGCGATAACCCAGGGCGTGAACCTGGTCGGCCAGGCGCTCGGGCGTGAAGGGGTAGGCATTGTCAAAGCCATCCGTCATGCGCAATGCATGCGCGTCGAGCGGTGTGGTGCGGATCGGCAGCGTTGCATTGGCACCGGTCACCGTGATGTTCGACAGATCAAGTTGGCCCGGCGTCTCACCGATCTGCGTTGTGCCGTCCTTGACATAATCTTCCGGGTTCAGGCTGATCCAGAGGCGCTTGACATTGCCCCATGGTACGTCAGCATCGGCATCAAAGCCCGCTTTCACCGTGCCGAGTTCCAGCCGGATATGGCAGTCGGTCGGAGTGCCAGACGTGGCGTAGTTCCACAGTCGCACGTTGAAGGTTTCGCCAGCGAACGTCTCGACCACCAGGTTCGGACCCTGCAACAGATCAAGTGCCCGGATGCCGGTCGATAACCAGTCGAACTCCAGCACCGTGCCGCGATAATCCTTGCGCCGCGGATAGCCGAAGATGCCGGCGTCGTTGCGATCCTCGGTATCCCAGATCAGACCCATCAGGTCGCCGTCGAAGCGGAACACCGTCATGACCCGCAGCGCGTTTGGCCCCGTGGTGATCGCGGTTGCCATCATGCTGATCGGGAAGTCCACGGTCCAGTATGCCGGTTCGAACCGCCGGATCGTTGCATTGCCATCGGCTTTTTTCGGATAGGTGACAAATTTGCTCATCGCGCCCGGCTCATTCGCGAATCTCGATGATCGGGATTTCCGGTGCCTGGTAGGCGTCCGGGAAGAGCCAGACAGGCTCCAGCCGGTCGATTTCGAAGCGCGCTGGCACATCGAACTGAAAACCGGCCGTGACGATGACATCCACGGGCGGCGGATCATCAAAGCTAACGAGGCCGGTGTCCAGATCGACTGACCAGCCAGTCTCCTGCTCGATGCCGCCAAGCGCGACCTTCACCGTGTCTTCAACCGGCCGGGTTATCTTTCGCCATTGGGTGACCTCCCCGGACACATAGGCCTTGCGGAGCTGAAAAAACTGCTGGGCGCCGTCGCCGGTACCAAGCAGCTGATCGGTCGCGGCCGGCGCGGCGCCCAGGTCGCCCGATCGATCATCGGTCCAGTCACGAAAACGAAAGCCGCGGGCCTTGCCTGCGCGGCAACGGAAAAAGGCCAGTAAGGTCTCATGATCGCTGCGCATCCGCACACCCGGCGCGACATTGAAGCGCAACCTGCCACCTTCCCAGTTCTGGTTGCGATGCTCGAAACCGCCGCCCGTTTCGGTCACATCGGTACTGAACTCCGGCCCGGCGACACTCTGCCGGGAAATTTCGAGCGGAAAAACTATGTTATCGAACATGGCTTAAATCCCCCGCTGTCCGGAAGCTACAACGCGGGAAAGCGCCGCACCCGCCTGCGCGGCTGAACGCTTCACCTGCTCGGGATTGCTGACCGGGCCGTAGAAATTGATGTTGACCGGCGGCGAGCCACCTGCGCTGCCCGCGCGCAATGACGAATTGGGCAGCACCATCGGTCCACGCGATGTGCCAAATACTGGCTCCGGTCCACGTTCTCCGACAATGCCAAACTGCCCAATGGGGATCAATCCGCCGTTTCCGAAAAAGCCTGCAAAAAGCGATCCCAGCGAACCGCCCAGACCACCCTGCCCAAAGATTGCCGTCTCGAGACCGTTCAGTGCTTCGTGCAGGATGTTCTGAAGCGTGCGCTGGAACATGGACTTGAGCGACTGGAAAAAATTACGCCCTTCAATGGCATCGTGCAGCGCGCCCATTATCCCGCCACCCAGCCGACCACCAAATTCCTCCAGTGCGATTTCGGCATCGCTAGCGATGCGTGGCAGTTCGCCGATAATATCTTTCAGCCCCTCGAGACTGGCCATGGCGACAAGAGACGGATCGCCTACCGTACTGCTCTCCTCAACATGACTTTCGAACCGAAGGTCATTGCGCTCCGCCTCCAGCTTGCGCCGCGCAGCTTCATGGGTTTCCTTTGAAATGGCGCCCACCGCCAGCGCTGCATCCAGTATCGCCAGATCATCGACTATCGCCCGGATTTGCGCCTGTACCGGGAAAAGCCGATCGATCAGACCAGCGACGTCCGACGCCAGTTCCCGGAACGCCTCCTTGGTGTTCCTGGTTGCCCGCTGCGCCGGATCGACCATCAGCTTTTCAAGCTTGGCCATCTCCTCGCCGATACGCTCGACCATATCGGGCACATAGCTGTTGCCAACCACCTTGTCGTACAGATCGAAAAACCATCCGCCGACTGCATCCAGCTTGCCCTCGAGCCAGTTGAACACTGCGCCAAGCTTGTCCTGCAACCACTGTTTTGCGCCAGTATAAAGCGCGCGCAGAGAGGCGACTGCATTGGGTGCCAGTGACGTGAGCATGTCGAGCGTCACCGTAACCATTTTCGACACCGCCGCCTTGGCCGCTTCCCATGCACCGGCAAAATCGCCTTTGAGCAAGGCAGAGATAATCTTGATGATGCCTTCGATCCCGGCACCGAAATAATCGCGGAAAAAATCGGTGATCGCGCGTAGCAGCGGCATCACCTTGTCGAGTACCGGCTTGACATTGGCGTTCCACCATTGCGTTATCGCCGCGGCAACCCGGTCGATAATCGGCTTGATCTTGTCCCAATTTTGCCAGGCAAGATAGATCCCGGCGATCAGCGCCGCCGCCGCCAGCAACACCGGATTGGCGAGCAGGCCAAGCAGCGCCTTGCCGACAAAGCCGATCACCGGTACCAGAAATCCCAGCCCCTTGATCAGCAGACCGAGCGGCCCGATAATCGCGCCGATCCCGCTGGCCATCAGCCCGAAGCCCATCAGCAGCGGTCCCGCCGCCGCCAGTCCCAGCCCGATGCCAAGCACCCATTTTTTTGTGTCCTGGTCAAGCGATCGCAGCCAGCTCACGACATCACTTGCCCCTTCGGTGAAGGCGGGCATGAGTTCCATGATTACTGCCCCGAATTCTTCCTGCATGTCGCCCCAGCTGTTGGCAAGCTGGGTCACACCGCCATCGGCCTTGGCCGCTGCGGCCGCCTGGCCGCCATATTGCCTTTCCAGTTCGGCAAGCATTAGCGCCTGCGCGCCTGCTGTATCGCCCGCCGCGACCATCGCCTTGATCTGGTCTTTTTGCTGCTCGCTGAATGTAATCCCGACGCGGGTAAGTGCAGTCAGGCCGGTTGCCGGATCATTGAGCGCCTTGCCCAGCATGACTGCCGAGCTTTGCAGATCCTGATCGAGCCGTGCCGACAGATCGATCGCCATCTGCTGTGTCCGGGAAAAGACATCATCGCTGATATTACCAAAGGTCAGCAGATTCGCTGTGACCCCGTTCAAAATATCCTCATCGCCGAACAGGCTGTTGTTTTGCAGGTCAGAGGCCATGTCCTGCAGCTGCTGACTGGTAAAGCCCGCCTGATTGCCCATGCTGTCCAGTGCTGCCTCAACCTGTGCCACTGCCTTGGCCTGCTTTCGCGCGCCTCCCACCATCTTGGCTGCTAGGATGCCGAGCGGCGCGGTCAGACCGATCGAGAGGTTCTTGCCCAGCTGCCTGGACTTCTTGCCGACCCGGTCGAATGTCGCGCCAAGCTTCTCGCTCTTCCGCTCCGCCCGCCCGATACCCGCGTCAAGCCCGCTGTCATCAGTGCGCAGTTCGAGAATTGCCTCGCCGAGTTTTTCAGCCATCGTTCGCTCCGGCTTTAACAGCTTTCTCGAAAGGTTCTGAAGCGCCGCTCACGACCCCGATACCCATGGCTTTCAGCGCCACCGCGGTCGCTTTGGTTGCCCGCTGGCGTTGCCGCGGCCGGGCCATGCGTTCCAGTGCGCGGTAATGGCGCTCTCGATCATGCTTTTCGACAGAGCCGATCGCGACCGAATGATCGCTCATCGCATCCAGCCGCTCTTCGGCGTCCAGCTGCGGCATCATGACGGCAAAGGCGCGCACGAGCGCTATCGGCGCTTCGGTGAGCCAGTATCCCGGGTCGCCGCCGTAGAACCGCTGGAGCCGGGCGAGACTGTCTCCCCAGTCGCCTTCGGGACCGCTATCGCCGGTATCAGGCTGTTGATCATCGCTGCCGCCGACCCGGCCTTCTTCCTCAGCAACAGCGCCGTAAAAGCCTGGATGATCTCCAGCCTTTGCATTTCCGACAATTTCGCCCGGACCTTTTTCGGGACCGGCTCCATGATCGTGTCGCTGATCCGTACAAGCAGCTTTTCCAGTTCCTGGTCGCCATCCTCATCGAGCTTGTCACTGGTCATTAGCTCATTCAGCCGCCGCCCGTCAGAAGCAAGCCGCTGGCTGGCCAGGATCGACAGCTCTTCGGGAGAAACCAGTTCCTGGAGTTTGCCGTCGATCCTGACCATGGGCCGTTCGACCAGCGTGGCGATATCCAGCAAGGGTTTTCGTTTATTGTCCATGATCAGGCCAGCGGTGCCTGATGTTGCATGACCAGGCGTCCGAACCGCTCGGCATCGCTGGACGCATTGAGATCCTCAAGCGCCGTGAACTCCAGATCAAGCGCGGCCGGCTTACCCTTGGTCAGCACCGGTTCCGGATTACCCGACTGGTAACAGCGTGGCACTTCATACTGACCAGTATAGCCATCACCATAAGCCGAGATGCCGCGGACCAGCAGAGCATAGGCGGTCACTTCCTGCCCCTGGCTCAGTCCCATTGCCTTGAAACCAGCCGTGCCCGAACCTGCGGCGGTCGTGGTGATTTCCACGTCATTGAGCGCCTTGGCATATTGCTCGAGCGTCATATCCCACAGCGACAGGCGGATCATCAGATCCTCTTCGGTGCGCCAGGCCTTTACCGGCCCGGTTGAGCCAACCGGCCGCGCCTTTTCCAAACTCTGGCTGTGCGCAACCGTCACCCCATCGTCGGAATAGTTGCGATCGCCATTGGTGCCGACCTTGATCCAGTTGCCAGCAGGCGCAGCATCGATCAGCGGAAACGCCTCACCGACCGGAGCAAGCCAGAGCGTATAGGGCGCTCCGATAATTTCATAGGGTTCCATCTTATACCTCCTCTAGTGAATGAAAAACCTGGAATGACTGGATAGCGCGCGGCCATGCGGTGAGCGGATCGCGTCCGATCGAGAAGCCGCCTGCATGGCGCACCCAATGGATCAATACGCCCGCATGGACACTGCGCCGTGCCCGCCGCAGCGCGGTTGCCGCGATCCGACTCAATGCCGCCGCAGAACCGGGCGTGGGACCATAGGAAAACAGGTCAAAACGCTGTGTGTCGGCTTCCAGAAAACTGCCTTCGGTCAGCGATGTCCCGCCCGATGGCGCAATGACAAGGGCATCACGCGGCATAAATTCGGCCTGGTCGGTTGGCAGTTCGCCGCCAAAGATACGATTCCCGGCAAGGTCGGTGACGCTGGCTTCGGCAGCAAGCAGGGCAACAAGAGCAGCTACAATATCAGCCATTGCTCTGTCCCCCGCGATAGGATTTGCGGATGCGTCCGGCGAGCAGCGGATATTGCACGTCGGCTGCGGGTCGCAGATAGGGATTTTTCGGAATTGTCACAGACTGCGCGAACACAACCCCGCCGTCCGGCTGGGGGATTGCCAGCGCCTTGGCCCTTTTGGGAACGATCACACCGCCCAACTCGTGGATCAGCGCATAGACAACATCGCGCACGCCCCAGACACCCTTCACACCATCAGCAATCGGTTCGGCATAGTCGATGACATCAATGCCGCCCTCCAGGACGCCGGTGCGGTTTTTCCAGCCATGACTGCCCTTTGCCTGAGTGACGCAGGCCGCCATGGTCCGGTTGACGCCGTCCTTCTGAGCCGCGCGCATCTTTGCGGTCACCTGCTTGCCTCGCCAGACAAGTGATTTACGGGCCATCAGCCGATCCTCCGCAAATTGGCTTCGCGGTGCGTATGCTTGTGCTGAAGTGATCCCTCGACCTTCAGCCGCCCGAAATGGATGACATCCCCGCCACGATTCGTAACGGACACCAGCTCATCCTCGGGTCGCAGATCGGCACCAAGCGCAAACAGGCCGCGCACATCTTCGATCAATGCGGACCGCTCGTCTCCAACCACCTCCCGGCCGGATGTCGACCAGACAAAACAGGGCAACGGTTCGCCGATAGGCTGAAAATCAGGCTCTACCGGATTATTCCAGCCATCGGTTCCCGCTGCCTGGTTGCGTTCGACCTGTGCCCGCATGGTGAGCCGCCCGGCGATCATGTCTGCCACCGGTATTTGACCCAATCCCAAGCCAGCCATCCGATCGACAGCAGGATGAACAGCCAGGGAAGTATGATGATGGCCAGCGCAAGGACTGTTTCCCATCTCCCTACTGTAAATTTCCAAGGATTCCCGAGCAGGCAAAATGCGCCAAAGCTCAACGCTGCCCATGATATCAGCAGGACCAGAGCCAGATCGCTCATGCCATCACCATCGACTGGCGCGAAACCAGTCCTTCGAAAATCGCTTCCCGGTCCGCCGCCATGTCCCCCGACAGCGTGAAAGAATAATCGCCGGCCTTCTCGCTTTTCAGCCCGCCGCGATATGTGAGGTCCAGCTGGATCAGCTTGATCGTCGCTTCCTCGCGCGCCGCCGCTTCGCCGATCGGCGTATAGGTGACGCGGACCATCGGCGCCCAATAGCTCCGCCCGTTCGGCCCGCTGGCCAGCCGTTGCAGCGTGCGTCCGCCATGCAATATCGCATAATCCCCGGCAGCCAGCGTGATCTCCGCAGAGGCATCTCCGCTATTGCCAGGATCAATCTCGACAATCGCGACTGGCTCGCCGCTGTTGATTGGTCGCATCATGCGATGGGTTCGCCGGAAGCGCGAGTCCGGATCGGCCGGATCGCCCAGCGTCACTTCAATCTCGCCCGCCACGCCAAAGCGCGCGTCGAGTTCGGCGGCGATCCCGTCGATCATCGCCTGCAGCTCGCCATCGGACAGATCGCTGCCCGTGCGTTCCTTGACCCGGTCGAGCAGCGCCATTTTGGATTACTGCGCGTCGGTAGGTGCCGCCGGGGGCAGTAGCGTTTTTGCAGCGGCAATCGCAGCGGCAAAGTCAAAAGCCGGAGGCATACCTTTGAGCTTCGTGGCGAGCTCGTCTGTCAGGGAAGCAAAAGCCTCGACTGTGCCGACACCCTGCTCAGCCAGCTTCTTCGCAGTAGCGGCGCCGATGCCGCCAATGTCTGTCAGCTCGGGCGGCTTGGGAGGATCGCCTTTGCCATCACCGGACTTCTGCTCCTTGTCGGAGCCACCCTTTTTCTCCTTGTTCGGGCTGGGCTTGTTTTCTTTCTGGCCGCTTCCCGACTTCGCTTTTTTCAGCTTGCCGTCGACCAGGCCAAAACGCTCGGCCGCACTATCGGGAATCATGTCACCGGGTGTGCAGTAAAGCGTTGCCGCTTTTTCGTGTCCCGCCTCCACCAATGCCGTTTTACCGGCGTTCAAATAAAGTCGTTGTTTCGCGATCTGCATATTCAATTTCCTTTCTCTTTTTGGAGTGACCGAAAGCCTATTCAGCCTTGGCCCACAGCACGTGCAGGAAATCGCCCGTGGTGTCGGTTGTGTCGTTTTCGATGGTGTTGTGCTCGCCTGGGGTGATCGAGAATTCGGCCGTCCGGTCCACCCGCGTAGGCGGGTCACCGTCCGTCACATGCTCAACCGAAAGCAAAGTATCGCCAGGCGCGAGATCGCCGTGGACTACATGCTCGCCAACCACGCCGCCCGGTATCAGGCAACAGCCGACCGCGCGCGAAAATCCGGAAATCGTACCCATGTTCAATTCTCCTTATGTCAATGGCCGGACACGCAGGTCTCTTGGCGTAAAGACCCTGATGCGCACCCGGCCATCTTCGCCCCGCTCCCCCAAGCTTAAATGCCGGTGACCTCGCAGAAAGCGGCTGGACGGAAAAATATGAGGGCGAGGCGGGTGTCGCCGCGCACCGTGCGCTTGCCTTCGGTGAACTGGGTGCCGACAAAGCCGATCAGGATATCCACGCCCTTGCGTTCGAACAGGCTGACCCAGGCAGGCTGGAACGAGCCGGTGTAGCCGGTGCCTGCGCCTTGCGCGTCCTGCTGCACAACCGGCAGGCCCCACAGCCGCTCCGGTCCTGCCTCGCTCGGGCTTCCCCAGATATAAATGCCGTCCGCGGTGCGCAGCAGCCGGATGTCCTGCCAGTCCTCCGGATGCATAACATGATGCGTCGGCACGGCGCGGCCAGTGACGCGAATCTTGGTCATTGCCTTGAAGAAGGCGTCGGGCACCGGGTCCACACCCTTCGCCTGGGTCTGGATGCCCACAAGATTGGCCAGGCCGCGCAGGTTGGGAGCGGTGCCATTGCCGACCAGGCATTGCCCGTCCAGCCGCTGGCGCAATCCAAAGGTCAATCGGCTGTTGATATAGCCTTCCATCATCGGGACATCTTCCAGCTGTTCGTCAGTCACCGGCACGCTGTCGGTGATTTTCTGAACCGGTGACGTTCTTTCGGTGAATGCGAAACTGGATTCCGCATAGGCTCCGCCTTCGGCAGTTTCCGCAGCCGCATGGGTTCGCAGGGTCTCCTCCATATAGGGGATTGCCGCCTGGCCGGTCCGGAACATCGGGATGATGTCGAGCAGCTGGATCGGGCGCGAAACCGCCTCGGTGAAACCGGGAAGGCGGATGCTTTCGGGAGCATAGCCGGCGCCCGTTTCCAGCAGAGCTTTTGAGCCGAGAGTGTCATAGGCCGCGCCCTTGGCCAGCACGTCGGACGCCCAGACATCATCATAGCTGAATGCGATACCGCCGCCCGCGCCCTTTGCCGCCCAATCCTGATAGCTTTTCTCCTCGGCCACCATTTCGCCAAGCGATTTGATCCGCTCGCGCTCGGACGGGTAGTTGCCCTTGCCGCCTGGGAATTTGAACTGCCGCGGCGCCGCCTTCTCGCGATCGGCATGCTCCAGCGCAGCCTTCTCGGCGCCTTCAATCGTTTCGGCATGTTGGGCCAGTGCATCGGCCTCGTCATTCAGGGCCTTGACCTTTTCGGCAACCGCGACCCCGCCCTTGACGTTATCGCCCAGGCAGGTGACCTTGCTGAAATCATATTGCCCGTCACCGGTATTCGCCTGCTCGAAAATCTTGCCCAGTTCGTCCTGCTTGACGCCCAGCTTTTCGCGCGCCTGCTTGGCGGTCAAATTCTTCACTTCATCCATTGATCGAAACTCCTGCATGTCCCTTGTTGATATCCAGGCTATATGGGCGCAGCTTTCGCCCGACCGCGCCCCGGACCTGTGTCCGGGACTGATCAAATGATGATGAGGAAATCGCGACTAGCAGGTGCGAACAATCGACCCGGCGCGCCAGGGCAGGATAAACGAAAAAGCGCCGTGATGGCAATCATCACGACGCGGTCGGCAGAAAACATGCCGTATTTCGGTTTTAAGAGGGTCTAAGAGGTGGGGTGAGCCGGTTCTTGCTGGTCACATAGCCAAAAGACTTCTCTCGCGCCATTCTTAGCCGGTTTCGATCGCTACACGAGCCAAAAGTTGGTCCTAAAACAAATCGGCAGAATGCGCCCTAATTGCGGATATTGGCTCCTCCATTACCATCTCTCCACTACCGAGCAACAGAACGCTTCGCTCAATGTTCAAATCCAGCGCAGTCGGAGGTCTGATGCACACAGCCCATGGGGATGCCAGCCAGGGCTTTCATTGTTGCGTTGGCGGGTCTTGTGTGGCTAGGGTTACGCCTCGAGAATTAAACGAAGGGCCGCAATGTGATGTTTTCAATTTTCGCTTCCGTTGCTCTTGTGCTCGTCGGATTGTTTCTCGCATGCATCGGTTGGTTAGCGATCATGCGGTTTCGCCTCGAGCCGGAACTCATTACGCGCGAGGCTGCGCGAGGGGGTTGGGTTTCGCTATTAGTCGGACTTGCGGCGATCGTCTTCGGTATGGCGTCTCGGCGCGGTATGAGCCGCAATGCGATTATTTCTTACTGGTGTTCAAAAGGCGTGGAGAGCGAATGACTTTATTTGATGATGGCGAAGAGGCTGTGCCGAAACCCCCACTAACCGTAGAGATTTTGCAGAGCGAGGCTGCAAAGTTTGCCGAGATAGAAAGCATTTACGGAGAGCCGACTCTATACGGCGTCACCGATGGGAAAGCGGTCGGTACATATCTGGAACACAAATTTCGGGTTCACCTAGAGGAAACCTATGAATTTGAGTTGGGAAACTCTGCATCGGGAATCGACTTTCCCAGTCTCAACATCGACATGAAGGTCACTAGCGTCAGACAGCCGCAATCGTCTTGTCCGTACAAGTCGGCGCGGCAGAAGGTTTATGGCTTGGGCTATGGGCTTCTGGTATTCGTTTACGAAAAAGCGGACGACGACGAAAGGCGGACTGGTTGTCTCAACATGCGCCATACTGTTTTCGTAGAGAAAGAACGCACCGCTGATTTTCAAATGACACGCGGCATTTTGGAGATTTTGGAGAGGGACGGAAATGCCGACGATTTGACGGCGTTTTTCCAAGATAAAAACCTGCCTGTCGATGAGATTGAAGCCAACAGCATAGCCGATGCGATTTTGGCAAAACCGCCACTGCAAGGCTACCTGACCATTTCCAACGCCCTCCAATGGCGGCTCCAATATGGGCGGGTCATATCGAAGGCGGGCGAAGTTGAAGGCATCCATAGGGTCAGATGATGAGAGAAACGAAAGACGCAAAAAAATGGGAGTTTGGAGATTTCCAAACTCCCCCCGTCTTGGCGAGCGATGCGCTCGAACATTTAAAGCGAGCCTATCCTGATTTCAGCCCACAAACGATTATCGAACCGACGTGCGGAGTAGGGAGCTTTCTGATTGCGGCCGCAGATGCTTTCCCAAGCGCGGAAACAGTAATCGGTGTCGAGATTGAAGATAGCTACCTATCGACGCTCAACGATAAAATCGCGAAGCGTAGCGACCAATCACGGTTCGATATTCGTCAGCAAGATTTTTTCGCCACAGATTGGTCGAAGCAAATAGCGCAAACCAAAGAACCTATTCTCATTGTCGGCAATCCGCCGTGGGTTACTAGCTCTGACATTGGTCGGCTCAAAGGCTCGAACCTCCCTGAAAAATCCAACTTCCAAAAATACACAGGTTTCGAGGCAGTCACGGGAAAATCAAATTTCGATATTTCGGAATGGATGCTGCTGCGCCATTTGGAATGGCTTGCGAATACCAGTGGCTCTATCGCCATGCTCTGCAAAACAGCCGTGGCGAGAAAAATCCTGCGCTCCGTTTGGAAGAACGGGCAATTCGATTTCGAGAGCCGTATCGTCAAGATTAACGCCCTCAAGCATTTCGGCGCGGCAGTCGATGCCTGCTTCTTTGTGCTTCAAAAAGCGAGGGACACGACGGCTACAGGCTGCCTCATTTTTGATGATTTCAAAGACGAAAATCCAAGCGGTACGTTCGGTTTCCATGGCGGCATGATGCTTGCTGATGTGCCGGCATTCACTCGTCAAAAAGAGCTTCTTGGTAACGACGCCAATTATGTCTGGCGTTCGGGCATAAAGCATGACTGCTCGAAGGTGATGGAGTTGAAAAAGGACGGAGAGGCTCTCCGCAATGGTCTGGGCGAAAGCGTGGAAATTGAGGACCATTATCTGTTCCCACTATTGAAAAGTTCCGACTTAGGAAACGCTCGCTTGCTCAACGCCCGCCACGTCGCGGTCGTCACGCAACGGAAGGTTGGACAACCAACCGAAACAATACGCGACCACGCCCCCCGCACATGGTCATACCTGAACCGCCACGGAGAGCTTCTCGATAAGCGTGGCAGCGTCATATATCGAAACAAGCCTCGGTTTTCTATTTTCGGGGTGGGGGATTACACCTTCACTCCTTGGAAAATAGCCATTTCAGGTTTCTATAAATCCCTCCAATTTCAGGAGATTTCGCCAATCAATGATTGCCCTGTCGTTTTCGATGATACAGTCTACTTTCTAAACGCTCACTCGAAAGCCGAATCTGCGTTCCTATCCGCCATACTCAACAGCGAACCCGCGCACGAGTTTCTCGAATCAATGGTTTTCTGGGCGGATAAGCGACCTATTACAGTCGATCTTTTGAAGCGACTACACATAGGTAAGCTGGCGAAAATTCTTGGTCGTGAGGCAGAATATGAGAGTTTCGTTCGAGAGCGCGATGTTCAACAATCCAGTAAAGCTCCCAGACAGCTAGAGGCGATGCTTTAACCCATCTTTGGCGGCTCGATGTCGAGGGTGCATTACCGATCAACAGCCCAAATGACGCTTCGATTGTCGCCGCAGGTATTCGGCAACTGCTGTATCGGTGGACAGATCGAGATCCTTTTCTGCCGCCACGATAGGCTCCAGTGCATCACCGATTGCACGGTGGATTTCACTCAGCTGCTTCACACCGGTTGCCGACAGCGCGGACAGATCCTTTTCAAGCGCGCTTTCCAATTCGCTCAGACTGCCAATCAGCCTGGCAAAATGATCTTCCTTTAGCGCCGCGCTCTTGATCGCGATCGTGCTGGTACCGACACCGGCCCCACGCACCACTGTCGAAACCTCATCAACCAGCAGCCGCTTGAGCACCCGCACCTGTTGCTTGCCGGAAAAGCGATATTCAAATTCCTGCGCATCATAGCCGTAGGACCATTCCTGGACTGGCTGACCCCGGTCCAGGTCGAATTTCAGCGCTGCATGCCATTCACGGCCAGCCTGCGTTTCCAGATTTAGGTTCAGTTCCGCATAGGCAGCCTCGCCGTCGTCATAGACCCTCGCCTTGCCATAGGGCATCCCGCCACGATTATGCGCGGATAGGATGGGAACCCACTGGCCTTTGCCATCCGGCCCGTTGAACGCGCCCGCCTGATAGGTATCGCCATCACTGTCGATCTCCGCAAGAATGGCGATCCGGGCAAGTCCGGTGCCGCTATCGTCCATATTTTCAATCATCAGCTGCTTGGTCTGCATCATTCGTCCTCCTGGAAATGGGGCGCAAAGCTCAGCGTCCCGTTGGGATGTTCGGCTGCGGCGAGTGCGTCGGCTTCGGCGGCCGATACGATCGAGCCGTCGCGCGCAATATGGCTATCGAGTGACCGGCCCGGCCCGAGCCTGCCGTCAAATATGATAAACTGCTGGACACCGCCCGCCTTGGCGCGCTCGATGGTCGAGATATTTTGCGCATATTTGGTTTCCGTCCGCGCAATGATCCGCGCCCGCGTTTCCGCGCTCTGCCAGTGACCGCCCTCGACATAGCCGGCAATACGGTTAGCCAGGGCCTGTGCGCCTTCACCTTCCGCTCTGCCTTCGGCCAGTGCAGTGAACATCGCCTTGCGCGACTGCCCGTCGATATCGACCATCCCGGCCCGGCGACCACCCGCCGCGACAATCGACCGCGCGACCGGGTCGGGCAGCGACGCGCCCAACCCTGCACGTTCGGCCGCTTCGGACATGGCCTTGGCAACTTCCAGATATTGCGCTTCATAGGCGCGGCGCAGCTCGCCGGTCCATTTGGCGATTCCCAGCTTCTCCAGGATCTGCGCAACCAGCAGATCTTCTTCCTTCGTGCCGAGTGATTTGCCTTCCTGCTCGCTGATCAGCTCGCGCGCTGTTTCACCTGCTGCTTTGCCAAACCGGACAAAGAGGGCCTTCAGAGGCTTCTCAAAAGCAGTTTCCAGCCCTCTTTCCTGCCGCTGAAGCATCAGCACATATTTCTCGCCGCGCCGCATGGCATCCCGGCTCGCGCGCGCCTTGGCGCCGACCGACTTGCTCTCCTCCTTTTCCGGTGTCGGCAAAGCGCGCGGCGGCTCGCCGGCCGGGACTTCGATCAACGAGATCGGCCGCAGGTAGATCCGGTGGCTGTCGTCCACATCCAGGCCCGCTGCCTCGCGCGCCTCGTAAACCTGCACCCACCCACCAATGACCCGCTTGTTCCAGCGTTCGGTCTGCTTGTCTTCGTCATCCTGGAGAGCCAATACCTCGTCGGTTTCCCAATAGGTCTCCAGTACCTCCGCTCCCGCCGTCCGGCCGAAGTCGGGCAATAGCGAGCGGTCGAGTTCGTCGGCCAGCGAACGGCACACCGGCAGCACGCCGTTGCGCCATGCGGTCTTGAACAGCTCTTCCATCGTCGCGCCAACCTTGGCCGTCTGCAGCCCGGCACCGAAGCCGACGACTGCGGCAGGAATCCCGATGCAGGCGCAGACGCGTTCTTCGGCCACGTCGCGCCCTTCGCTCATGTTCATCTGCTGGGGGTTGAAGCCATAAGGCTGCACATCGGTAGGAGCGCCCATCACCAGCGGCCCGCCGCGATTGTCGCCACCGAACGCTTCCTTGAACCAGGTCTTCGTTGCTTCCACGTCTTCGGGCGCGGGCATCGCACCACCCTTCGGGCTGATCACCACGCCCGGAACGCCCATGTTCCGTAGCAGCGAAGCGACGAAGTTGGAGCTTTCCAGGTCGATGAATATCTCGCGGATCACTCCATCCAGAGCCGACAGGCCCTTGCGCATGTCGCGCGGGTTCATGCCGTCGCGAAAGTGCACGACATCCTCGGGATCGAGGCGCATCGGCTCGACGCCGCCGCCTGGGCTGTAGCGGTAATGCGTCAGGAACTCGCTGCCATCCTCTGGCGCCTTGGGCTCGATCATCCACCACGGCACCCACCACAGCTCGACCGGCACACCCGCACGGTTGCGGACCTTTATCCAGTAGGCATTGCCATCGAGAAACCAGCTGAGGATTGTGGCCGCCCACAGAACAAGGTCGCCATAATAGGCGTTCGGCCGCTGGATCAGCGCGAGCATGTGATGGTCCGCCATTTCCTCGACCGCGCCATCCCGCTTGCGTCTCCGAACCGAAAGCCGCGCTTCGGGCAGCGCGCGCTGCACCCAGCGGATCGGCGCTGTGACGACCGAGCTGTCCAGCCCGTCGCCGATCGCGCGCCGATAGTCGAAGCGGGTGCGCCGCAGCAATCCGCTAAAGACTGACGGCCGCGCCGCATGGCGCATAGCCGCCAGCGCCTTGGCAAATGGCGCGACAATCATCTTGGTCAGCGGGTTCATGCCGGTATCCAGTTCTGGTCAAGTTCGCTTTTGTGAGTTGCGCCGGGTAGGTCGGATAGGGGACGCCAAGGCGCTTCATTGCTTTCCCCTGCGGCCTGCACCGCAAGCGCCAGCGCCCAGAACCGGTCGCTGTGGCCATCGGGCGTGCGCTCGGCGGTGAAGCGGATATTGCCAGCAACGGTGGTCTGCTTCGTAACTGCGCGAAGATCCGCGCGGATATGCTTGTCGTGCGGAATGCGCAGCTGCCGGTCTTCCATCTTGCCGCGAAGCGGGTATGCCAGTTGCTCCTTTACCCGCGCGGTAAAAGTGACCCCTTCGACCGAATATTTGCCGAACCTGGCCTGGGCATCGTCCGTCCAGCCAATGCCGAGACCGGTTGCGTCAATGCATATGCGCCCGCCACTTGCCTTGATCGTCTCGAACCACGGCCACAGGATTTTCTCCTGATCGCCCTTGGTCATATTCTTCAGCGCTTCAATATGCCGCGTGTAGAGTACATCGCCGAGCAGCTCGACCACCCACAATACGGTCAGATCGTGCTTGCGGCCGATATCGACCCCCGCGAACAGTGTTCCTCCCTGCGACTGCGTCCAGTCTGTCCCGGCCGGATACTCGGCAGAGGCGATTAGATCATATTCCAGGAACGCCGCATCATCATCAGCGGGTTGGCACATATACTCCTGGAGGAAGCTCTCTTCATCGGCGCAGCCCGACTTCACAAAGTCGAAATAGGCCGCCTCATCCATATCCTGCTGTTCTGCGTCATCGGGTAGGCTCTTCTGAAGCTTGTAGAGAAAACCCTGATCGAGCGCGTTCTGCAGAGTGACCGTATGCAGGCTGATCTTCTTTGGATTGCCGCCTTCCTTGATCTCGCGCACTAGCTGGTTGAAGAAATTGTGGCTGCCGCGATGCGTGCTGATCACCTCCATGTTTCCGCCCCAGGTGATGCCCGGATAGGCAATCGACCAGAGCTTGCGTGGATCGGGGTGGAGCGCAAACTCGTCCAGGATGCGCCCGCCGCGTTTGCCCGCCTGTGCATCGGGGTTGGAACTCATGGAATTGATGCGCTTGCCCGTGGCGAAGCTCAGCACATATGCGGTTTGGCGGGTCGCGTCGTCGATGATCTGCTCGCCCAGGTCTCGGGCGGCCATGTCCAGCACGCCGGTGAATAGCTTGCAGTCCTCAAGGAACAGACGCGCCTGAATATCATCGCGGCTACTGACCCACTGGTCGTGCCGCGCGCCCTGCCGCCCGGTACGCGCGACCCCGGCATAGGCGGTCGACCAGCTGATGCCGATCTGCCGGCCTTTTTCCATCAGCTTCAGACGCTGTTCGTCGGCGATCCATGCGCCTTGATAAGGCAGAAATATCGCATCTGGATTGTCCGGAATGACAAGGGCTTTACCCATCAACCGACCCCCAGCGCCCGGTTGATCTCGGCCAGCGTTTCCTTTGAAACGCCGGACTTCGCGCCGACCTTTGCGACCGCGTCGGCGGCATTTTTCATCCGCTGTTCAACTTCCTCTTCCAGCTTGCGCCGTGCATCAGCGGAACCCTTCTGCGCGCTGACGGCCGACGACAGCGCCCGTGACAGCTCCATAATCCCTTTCGTGCTGACATTGTCGCCTTCCAGCTGCTGGAACATGGCGAGCTTCAGCATCTCGGCGACCGCAACGGTTACCTGGTCCGGACCTTCGGTGCCCAGCGTATCAACAAGCTCGGCTGACATGCGCCGGACTTCATCCAGCTTGCGGAACTGGATTGCCTTGCGCACCGCATAGCGGTTCCAGGAGGATTTCGATATCGACCCGATCCCGCGATCGGCAAGGCGCGCATTGAATTCGTCCAGGATTGCATTCTGGGGTTGGCTGCGTTCGCGCAGCTGCTCCAGCGCCCAGACAACATCCGGCTCCGCCTCGTCGGGCAGCATGTCGATCGACGACAGCCGTCCTCGTCCCTCCCGCCTTGTCACAGGTCGGCGTCCGCCGGCCGGGTGACACCCGACAGGATCAAACGTTCTTCCAGGTGATCACGGCCTATGCGCGTGATCAGGGCGATCAGCACGGATCCGGCTTCGGTTAGTTCAACCGCGCCAAGCGCTTCCAGCTTGCGCAGCTGCGTGGTGATCCAGTCACGATCGCGCGCGATGCCATATAGATCGAGCACCTTGCGGATCAGCAGGTCCGACAGCCGGCCATTGGTTTGTCCGGCCAGTTCTTTCAGGATCATCAGCCTGGCATCGGCGGCGAGCGCTTCGGCAAGATCACTCTTCATGCTCATCATTGCATCCCCTTGGGCACGATCACGTCGTAGAGGCGGTCAACCTGCCGCGCGATCAATTTGACATCGCTGGCCGTTGCGGAAAGCTGTGTAGCCATGCTGTTCTGCTTTTCCCGGATATTGGGCAGCTCGGAAACGATCTGCTCAATTTGCTTCACACGCCCGTCCATCGCAGCAATCTCCTTTTCGACTTCGCCGAACCTGCCGCTGACCGTCCGCTCGAGCGATCCAACGCGGCGGCCCAGCTTGCCTGTGCTTTCAGGGTTTGCCTGCCCCATGCGCCGCATCAGAACCCCGAAACCGATCAGTATCAGCAACGAGATGGCCAGTTCCGACCAGGTCATATACTCGTTCATTTTTCGCCCCTTTTGCTTATGCGGTCCAATAAGCCTGTTGCGGCTCCAAAAATTCGCCGGATCAAATTCAGCGATTCCTCACCCATCAGCTCGACAGCGGCGAAACCGGCAAAGCCAAGGCCGCAGGACAAAAGCGAGGTCAGGATCAATCGCGGCTGCGAGTCTACGACCCAGGCGAAAGCAACCATGATCAGGATCGCGGTGACGGCCAGTTCCTTGCCTTTCGACAGCGGCGGCTCTTTTTTAGGGGTGAGTTGACGACCGAGCAAAATGCCCGCCAGCGCAAAAACCAGCGTCACGACGGGCAGCTGCGCGCCGCCAATATCGATCATGACGATATTGCCAAAATGCCGCGGCAGATCGGCGCCTGCCGTGGCCATCATCACCGACCCTGAAAAGGCGAGCGGTACCAGCGGGTGAAGGACAAGCGGAGCGGCCATCAACCGCCCGCTCCCAAAGCCAGCGGACATTCTCCCGCCGC